TCGCGGCGTGCGATCAGGTACAGCCGTGTGCGGGTGCTGCGAGACCCCAGGGTCGCGTTGCAGATCACCCGCCATTCCACCTTGTAGCCCAGGTCGCGCAGGGCCTGGATGAAGTGGCGCCAGTTGCGGCCCTTGTGCTTCGGGTCCGGCACCAGGAACTGATTGCGACGCGGCACCACCTCGCCGGGGTCGGCTACGCGGAAGGAGGCTTTCCCCGTTGCGGGGTCCGTGATGCGATCCAGCGTGATGACGCGGCCCGTGGCTGGATCGCGCTTCGCAATCAGCGGGGACCACTGCATCATCTGCTCGACGTTTTCCAGCGTGATGACATCGGGCTGGGTCTTGCCGGCCCAGCGGATGACGATCCATGCGAGCGACCGGATTTCCCCGTTGCGCGGCTGGCCGCCCAGGGCCTGACTGTGGTGCGTGCAGTCCGGGGATGCGTGCAGCAGGCCCACCAGCTCGCCCTTGGTCACGGCCAGCGGATCCACCTCGCGGATGTCGGCGCGGTAGTGCTTGGTCTGGGGGTGGTTGACCTCGTGCATGCCGATGGCGTCGGCATCGTGGTTGATGGCGGCATCGACCGGGCGGCCGATGGCCTGCTCAATGCCGGTCGATGCGCCACCGCCGCCGGCAAACAGGTCGATCACCAGCTTGGCGGCGAGGGGCAGGAGAAATTGAGGGGTAAGCATGCGGCTCCTCAGAATGAGAAAAGCCCGCGTTGTGCGGGCTCTGGGTTTGTGTTCACTCGCACAGGCCGTAGGCCGATGCGCATGCAGTGGGTTCGTCCAGGCCGGCCAGCAGGTCGTACTGCCGGCCGCCGCGCGTGGTCTTGGCCCACTCGATTCGGGACCAGATGTGCAGGTCGGCGAAGACCATGCGCCGGTCGGGCGCTGAGTGGGAATCGGTGAAGAAGGTCGAGAAGCCGCGCTTGCTGCACTGGCCCACCAGATGCTCCCAGTCGCTGATGCGCTCGGCGTGCTCGGGCCAGCGCAGTGCGATCTGCTGCAGCTCGTCTTTGCGGCAGTTGATGCAGGGCATGCAGCCCACGCGGCTGGCGCCCTGCAGGTAGAGCGGGTTCGGCTGGATCCGCCGCGCTGCACAGAAGGCGAAGACATCGGCGGCCGTCCAAGCCACCAGGGGGCGGAAGGCCCGCAGGCCTGGCCCGATGCGCTCGGCCAGCTTGGCCTGGCGCCGGGCTTCGGATTCGTCGCGGCGCACGCCCTGCCAGCTGATAACGCGATGCCCCTGCTCCTGCAGGCCCAGCTGGAACTCGACCGCTACATCCCGCTTGAGGGCTTCCGTGCAGAACTGGGCTTTACGGCTTGGAAAGCGGCCCTTGAGCATGCACAGGTCCAGGAATGGATTGCCGGAAGGGTCCAGGGCCGCCAGGGCGCGGCGCTTGGCCTTGTTGGTCCAGCGCACCTTGCGTCCACGCCTGTCTCGTCGGGTACGGCAGTCACGGGCGATGAACATGCGGCGAACCGCAAAGCGCTCGGCGAAGTCGGCCTTCAGGCGGGTGATGGTCACGCCCAGGGCCTGCTCCAAGTAGGCGAGATAGGCGTAGACCGCCGCATGCTCGTTCCCCGTGTCGCAGAAGATGGGGACCACGCTGCCGGGCGGGCAGCGTTCCAGGGCGAGCAGCAGCACTGCTGTGCTGTCCTTGCCGCCGCTCACAGATATGACGTGCTTTGTCGCCATGGATTGAGACCTCAAAACAAAAAAAGCCCGAGCGGTGTGCACCTGTCGGGATTGCTTTAATATCAGTGTCTTTTTGGGCTATTGGGTTCAGTTTGAATTCAGTAAAACTTTAGATTAATCTAAATACATAGGAGGATGTTGGTGTGGAAAAGAAATGTGGTTATATCTGTTATTTTTTGGCGTTGCTATTTTTGTTTGTTATATTTTTGATTGTTTCCAATGACGCTGATATAAGATCTTGGACTGAGGCTCGCCAAGGTATGGCAGGATGGGCGCAATTCATTGGTGCTATATTGGCGATATGTGGTACAGCAATTTTCGTTCAAATGCAAATTCAAGCTGACCATGGCAGAGAAGAGAAAAAAATAAAATATGATATTGAGAGGCGTCTTAAAACTCTAGATGCTGTTCTAGAAGATGAAATTTTTCTGATTGAGAGAATCCTGAAGAAATACGATGAATTTTTCGATAAAAAATATAGGCCTCTCGAAACTAGAGGATTTTATAAGCCACGTCCGTTAAATCCTCCGAATCTGGAAAATATTCTAAAGGATAGCTATATAGATTTGAGTGCTGGAAGGCGCAATGCACTAAAAGTTATCATATTCTATGTTCCGACTCTTAATAACTATGTTGAAGAAATGTTTGATCACATAAGAAAGGAGGATCTCAATAAAGAGCGCCACTCTGTATGGAAATTTATGTATACGGGGACACTCTATTATTACTATCTTAGAGGTGTTTTGCGCGGCGATGATTTGCCCACACACTCTAATGATGACGAAAGTATTCTTCGAAAACTGCATTCTGAGCTGGGGTTTACTACAGACATAGAGTATTTTTTAAGTGGCCATTGGAGATGGGAAAAGTATCCGAAGAGATATTTGGCTTTGGATGAAGTTGTAGTCAAATGACATGAGAGCTTGTGCTGTTCTTGGCATGCATCGCCAATTCTTCAATTAGCCAAATACTTTCCGAATAAATTCCAGAGATTCCAAAGACCTAGTAGAACTTGGCGCCGTGGCAGTGCAGGGTAGGGGGATGTGACTTGGCTCATGCGGCTCCAGAACGCAAAAAGCTAGCTCATGGCTGACTTTGAAATGGGAGGGGAGAAATCAGGGAAGGAGCCGCGCGGCCCCTTCGCTCATGCTTCTCAAGCGGCGGGCGTGATCAGAAACGGCGTGCGGTCCTTGCCCAGAATCCAGTTCGGGGGCTTGCCGCGCCCTGTCCAGGTCACGCCCGTGGCCGGATCTCGGTACTTGGGCTGGCCCAGGCTCGTGGCGGCCTTCCCGGATGCAGGGAACACGTCCGCGGCCGTCAATCCGAATTCAGCGGCAAGGGCGCGGGCCTGGCTGATGGCTGCCGCCTTCTCGGTCTTAAGCGTGGCCGCGATTTGGGCGTCCAGTTCGGCACGTTGCTGCAGCAGGGTCTGATATTGGGTGTTCGAGGTCATGCGTTTGCTCCTGGGTGGTTAAAAAGGGGATTCATCGGGTGCTGTGTCGGTCGGCGCGGTGGCCGGGCCTGTCACTGAGTTCGGGTTGTGCGGCGCTAGGCCTCGGCCCAGCTCCTGCCGGCCTTCGCCGCCAAGCGCATCGACAAGAGCGGGGATCAGGCGTGCCAGTTCGCCCGTGGCCAGGGCCACGTCAGCGTCGAATGCGTCCACGTCTTGGGCGCGGCCGTCCGTAGCGCTGTCCAGCATCTGGATGCCCCGGATCTGCAGCGCCTGGTTGAGCACGAAGCTCACGCGGTTGTCGTAGGTCAGGGCGAGGCGCGTGGGGCGCTTGCCCTGCTTGATGTGCTCGCGTACCTCGCGGATGTCCAGGGGGTGGCTGCCGTAGCGCACCACCGCTTTGGATTCGTCCGTGGCGCGCAGCTCGCAGGCGCGGTCAATGGAGAAGCCGGCGGGTGCCTCCTGGTCGTACAGCCACTGTCCCATGGCAGCCTGTGGCGCCGTCTGCGTGTCCAGCAGGGCCAGCGCGAAGCCGGGCAGCAGTTGCACCAGCATGCTTGTCACCACATCCGCGCGAGCCTGGGTGCCAGTGCCCACCATCAGCAGCCGAGCGGCTGGATTGATCCAGACCCACATGCTGCTGATCTTGGTGTGCGACGTGGGCAGCAGGTCCAGCACGGCCTCGTTCTTGAGGTCCTTCTTTTCCTTCTTGCCTGGCTTGCGGCCCTCGGCGTCCTCGATGGCCTTGGCCTTCTGCTCCACCTTGCGCGCAACCACGCTGGCCGGAAGGATCTTTTCCTCTGCCGTGTAGCGCAGCATCCACTGGCCCGCGACGGCTTCCGCCAGGGCGCCGTTCTCCTGGCCACGCGGGGGCGTCCAGCCCTCGCTGGTCTGTTGAGTGGGGCCGCACTCCGCGAAGGGTGCCTTTCCAAGCGCTTCCTCAAGGGCGGGAAAGTCGGCCAGCCAGTCGGCGGCGATTCGATAAATGATCAGGTCTTTGAACATCGTGTGCAAAAGAAGCGGCCCGCGCAGGTGGCGGGCCGTGGTTGAAATGCGGTCAGCGCGCAAACGCCGCCGCGAGCAGGAATGTCCCGGCAAAGCCGGTGCTGTCGGCCAGCAGGCTCATGCCGGCGGCGCACAGAAGCACGCTGCGCAGGCTCATGGCTGGGCCTGGTAGCTGTCACGCACGTCGGTGATGTGCGCGATCAGGCCGTTGCAGAAGGCGGTGAAGCTGCTTTCCGGCATGTGCACTGCGCCACGGTCCTTGACGGTCTGCACGCCCACCGCGTTGGCTGTTGTGGCGCTGATCTCGAAGATGCCCAGGCGGGCATTGATCTGGCCCAGCTTCAAGGTCTGGCCGCTGGAAACAAGTTCCTGCAGCTGCTGATGGTCCAGCGCTGCCGGCTGGGGTGCAGCTGGTGGTTCGGGCTGCGGCGTAGGGATGGGCGCAATCTCCACCTCGACATGCAGATCAGGCTGCGTGGCCAGGTCGAAGCCGATCAGCTCGGGCTGCGGCGGTGTCTCGTCGCTGGCGGCAGGCGCTGGCTCCGGATGTGTGGCCGCGAATTCCGCGATGCACTGCGCGTAGTAGGCCCGGGCCAGCTCCAGCTTCACGTCCATCTGAGCTTCCAGCGCGCGGTCGCGCTCGATGGCCCAGGTGGTCAGGCGCATGTGCTCTGGGATGTGCTCGACCAGGTGCAGCTGCTGCGGTTCGTACTGGCCCAGCAGTTCCTCGGGCGTGTTGACCATGGCGTAATTGACCTCCCAGCGGTCCACGTCCCACAGCCGCATGTAGCCGCGCATCTGCCACTCGTAGAGCGAGTCTTGGCAGTCACGCACGAACGCGGGGAAGGTCTGTAGGCTCCACGAGCATTTCAGGTCGTGGCCGCAGCGGCGCACCAGGTCCACGGTGTCGGCTTCGCCCGTGATCTGGCCGTCGCTGCGCCGCTCGGTGTTCTTGGCCAAGGTCAGCCCACGCACGCGGTTCAGCAGGGCCAGGCCTTCGGCTTCGACTGCCAGGCCCTTGTCCGTGTATTTGCTGGAAACCTCGAAGTCCACGCCCCACAGCTCCTGTCGCACCAACTCGCGGATGTAGGTCTTCGCGGTCTCGCTGAGCGTGCCCAGCTTGAGGCGTTCCAGCACGGCCTTCTCTTCGTCCGTGCGCTTCTTCTTCGCCTGGATGGCTTCCACCTCGGGTGTGATCAGTGCGGGGTCGATGCTCACGGGCGCGGTCATCAGCTTGCCGATGCTGGAGCAGCGGAACAGGATTTCCCTCATCGCTGGCTCCCTGCCACGGCGGCGTTGAACGCGATGAGCCCGGCCCGGTCGCGGGTCAGCTCGCCCCGCACCTCGCGGCATGCTTCATCAAATTTGGGTGTGCCGCGATGACTGAGCGCCCAATCAATCCAGCCCTGGGCGTGCGCTGTGAGCGGTGCAGCGGCGCCGCCCTGACCGTCGTCATCCTCGCCGGCTTCGGCCACGCCCGTGATCTGCTTGAGCGTGTGCCGCTGCAGGTAGGTCGTGGTGGAAATGATGGCCTGGATGGCGTTCTTGCCGCCCGTCTCGTCGGGCTGGGCAGTCAGTTGGACTGTCTCGGCATGGCCCAGGCGGTGCCGCAGCGTGCAGACCACGGTGATGTCGCGGCCGGCCTGGCTCGTCTTCCACGACCAGGCGAAGCCGTGGGCTGAAAGCTCGGGGCCCACGGCCCGCACGACGTCGTCCAGCTCGGCATGCTTGTAGCTGGTGCGCCCTCCCTTGTTGTTGAGGAAGTCCACCAGCTTGTGCTTCACGATGCGGATGTTCTTGGACTTGAACGCGGCCAGCGCCTCGTTGTAGGCCTTCTCAGCCTCGTGGCGCTCGTTGCGCTCCAGCAGATCCATCATCTTCTCGATCTGCTCCAGGCCTGCGCCGCGCTCCTGCAGCGTCAGCATGAAGTTGGCTGCGAGGGACGTGGGGAGCGGGGCGGGGGAAGGGGCGGACGCGGCGTTTGCCGCTGGCACTAGCTCAAGGGCTGCGGCCTCGGTCTTGGAAACAGCGTTCATAGGAACCTCGCAGGTTTTGGAAAAAGAAACGCCCGCAGCAGCGGGCGATGGTGCGCGCCGGCACGGCGCGTGGTGCCTGGGGCGGTCATTCCGGGTCTTCCGGATCGCCGCGCATTTCCCGGACGAATCCCAGGTAGCGGGCACCGCCAGCGGGCCAGGCCCTGTCCAGCTTCTGTGCGGTTTCCTCAAGCCACTCCATCAGCAGCGGCACCTTCTCGGCGTCGGTGAGTTCGGAGAGCTTCATGGCTTTTCGCGGTGGCATTCCACGACGCTCTCGCTCACCCATTCGGCGTGCATGCCGGGGCACGCCAGCGCGCTGACGGTGGCGGGCGGCGCCTTGCCGGGCTCATCGTCCAGCGTTGCCTGCAGGCACAGCAGGCTGATGCCCAGCAGCATGGCAATCAGCCATGCCAGCGGCGGCGGGTCCGGGATTTCGTCACGTTGGTGCATGGTGGCTCCTCGATCAGTGGCGGTTTCGTTGAAGGTCCGCGATGTCCTCGCGGGCACGTTGGCGGGCATAGGCCCGCAGCCACTCGTCCATAGAGTTGCCCATGACGGTCAGCTGCGGGTGTTCGGGGTTCAGGCTCTGGCCCATGCGCTCGCTGGCGGCGGCGATCTGCTGGGCCAGCTCGTACTGCGCGGCCTGCAGGGCCTCCTGCACAAACTCGGCAGTGAAGGGTGGGCCGTAGTACTCGCGGACGTAGGTGTCCAGTTCGGCGTCTTCTGCCTCGGCGCGGTCGTAGCGCGCCGCGTTCTCCGCAGCGGCCACTGAGGCCCAGCAGATAGAGGGGAGTCGTGCATTCATGTGGGCCTTCGGAAATGAAAAAGGGCCTGCGTGTGCAGGCCCTTGTGGGTGGGTCGATGGAGCCAGGTCAGAACCCACTCCAAAGGTTGAGATTGCCGGATGGCTCCGGCTCCATCGCGGCAATGCCCTCATGGGAAGGCGCTTGCGTGATGGGTGCACGCTCAAAGTCGGCTGCAGAGGCGACCAAAAAAAAGCCCGCAACTTGTGATGCTGCGGGCCTGAACAAAAATACGGAGCTCTGCGGCGTGCTCTAGTTTGGGGAAGACTTCGCAGCCGCTGTCAGTTTTTTGATGTACTCATCCAAGGTCGCGTCGAGTGAGTGAGCCTCCTCGAGCGAGACCCCATCTGGGACCTGTAGAGCTTCGCGTTGGATCTGCAAGCCAACGGCCGCATGCGCAGCGCTCGTGCGCGGCAGGGCCGAGATGACAGCATTCAGCGTCAGAGACAACGCGAGAACCTGCCCCTTCAATTCATTTAGTTCCTTGTTCACAGAGGGCGCTCTTCTTGGATGGCCCTTCATTCTAAGACTGCCTTTTTGGCTTACATGACTTGGATCAAGTACCGTGAGCCAGTCTCCACGCTTTGTTGGCGGCGTCCTGAGCCTGATGGTCCGCAATGAAAAAGCTCGCGAGCGCGGAGCTGCACGCCTTCTAAGAACGGCTGCACTCAAGCACTTCGCTGTGTTCGTGCGTAACGCTGGGCTGCGGAGGAAAAAGCGGCAGTACCTGGAAGGGGAAGGTGGGATCTAGCCCATAGGCAGCCGCGTAGTCCAGATGGCCCGCGTAGTTTTCGCAGTCGCTTCTGTCGCCCTCTGAGCGCCACACGCGGATTCTGCCGTTGGGGTACTCAAACACCCTCGTACATATCGTTCCTCTGTCCAACGTGAGATCGACTCGGCCAACTACCGAGTGCGTTGCGCGCATGGCGCAGTAGACCGCCGACGATTCGGCTGGATTGAGGATGAGCTGTGCTACGACCACTGTATCTCTTTCTACAAACCTGCCCGAAAGTGGCAGGGATGCCAGACGGAGCAGGGGGATGGGTCGCTAGGGAAAGAGAGTGGCCCAGAAGCAGTTTAGCTTCCGAGACTAGGGGCCAAGCGGCAAAGATGCCCCTTGTTGCAGTATGCAACACATATCGAGAGCGCACTACCGTTATGCCATGGAAGCCATGGCCCGGGGGCCGCTGGATTACTCTTTTTCGCAGCTTGGCAAACCTCAACTCTGCTCGCAAAGTTGGGGTTTGTCGCCCGTGCTTTCCGGGCTGTCAGCGCTTGCGCGCAGGGCTTTTCTGTTCTTGGCAACCCTGTTTGCCTCACCTCATTGCCCGTCTACGGCGCTTGGCCGACTGGGCCTGGCAGGACTGCCAGAGCAGAGCAGTGGCCCATGCCCACTGGTGCGTGTGCCGGATTGCCCCGCAGGTGGGGCAAACATCGGCTGCAATTTTTGAAAGATCGGGGCAAGCCCGGCCAATGCCGTGGAGCCCGTCGGCAGCAAGATTGCTGCTGACGGCTTTAAATGTAGCAAAAGATACATTGTTGATCAATACCTAAAGATACAGATTGCTTGAAAAAAAAAGGCCCGAAGGCGGATCTGATGATCCGCACAGTGGGCTTAGTTGAATGTCGGGAGGGCTTCGTTTGCCTCGTGCAGCATGCTGTGCGCCTGCATGAGCACTTGGTGTAGCGAGGTGTTGGTGGGCATTGTCGAGGCGCACACCTCAATCAGGTCAGCAGCGCTCTCAATGCGCCCGCGCGCAAAAGCTTCTTGCTCCTGGGTGGTAGGAAAGTGTAGGAGGCCCCCGCCAAAGTGATGAAGTGATTGAACTGAACTGGGGGACTCGCTAGATGACGTGCTCACTCTGGCCTCATGAATACTGTAAATATATACAGTATTCATTGTCTCGCTGCTTTTGTCAAATTGTTACAGCGATAGGGGTCTTCTATTGTGGGGTGCGCAACTGCGGTAGATCGAGCATTCCGCGCAGCAGATTTTCGATCCTGCGTATCTCCTGGGGCTCGAGTTTGGTAATCGCTGCAACCACTTCGCGGGAGAGTGCACGCTCTTGATAGAGCGTGTTACTGAACCATCCTGCGGCTCCCGGAAGTTGTTCGCATTGCGCGATCGTCTTCTCGGTTATTGGCCTCAGGTTCTTGACCATATGGTTGACGTAGGAGCCATCTTTGTAGCCCAGTGCTCGGCCTAGTGCAGCCCGTCCCCCCATGTGCGTGGCCAGGGCGTCTAGGCGCGCCCGGCGGAATGCGTTGAGTTCCTCGTTGTCCATGCTGGAAGCTTAGTTGTCCGGCATCTATTGCTACTTTTTTGATCATGTAGCAAAAGATACATAAAAAGTATCTTGTGATATAGAATTGCTGTATGACTACACCCAAGCCATGCAAACAGTGCGAGGAGCTGCGTCGGTTCCTCGAAGCGCCGGGAGCTCCATCGGTTTCTGAGTTCCGAGAACTGGCCGGCGCGAAGCAGGACGCACAGGTCCGCCACTGGCGGGACGGCGTACGGCGCCCTCGTCCTAAGACCGCCGTGCGCATCGAGCGCATTACTGGAGGTGTCGTGCCTAGGCACGTCTGGTATCCAGACGATTGGCAGGAAATCTGGCCCGAATATCGGCCAACAGGTAGCTCAGCCGGGGTTTCCCATGGATGAGCTTCGAACGGGCATGCCCGCCCACATGAGCCGGGTCGTGCGGGGGATCGTTGCGTTTGCTCGTGGATCTCGAAGCACTTCCTTGGACACCATGGAACTGCGTCAGCAGTGCGACGCCAACACCTTGCGCGTGCTGGACGCGCTGGCCCGAGCTAAGGGCATGGAGCGCCCGGCCTACATCGAGGCGCTGCTGGAAGAGCATGCGAAAGAAGCGTTGCATGAGGCCAGTCTGATCCTGCGCCAGTTGCGGGGCAATCCGCTGCTGGTGGAAGCGCTTGGAGCCCCGCCGGAGACCTTTGGTCTGCCTGCGGCCGAGGAAGAGGTGGGGAATGCCCGAGCAACAGCTTCCTGAACCCCTCGTACCCGCTGACTGCGACTTGAGCGACTTCCCGTACATGGAGCTGGATGTTCGGCGCCTGCGCGATTCGCGTTTCGCTTCGACGCCCAACGGTGATGCATTCCGCGCTGGCGTGCTGCTGTGGTGCGCGGCCTGGCACCAAGTTCCCGCTGCCTCGCTGCCCGATGACGACGTAGAGCTGGCCAACCTGGCCGGCTACGGCCGCATGCCCATCAGCGTGCGCGAATGGAAGAAGGTGCGGGCCGAGGCCCTGTCTGGCTTCGTGAAGTGCAGCGATGGCCGTCTGTACCACCCCGTGATCGCTGAGAAGGCCGTGGCTGCGGGCGCGGCGAAGCGGCGGCACGCCTACGGAAAGTTCCTGGACCGCCTGCGGAAAGAGAACAAGGCGCGGGAGAAATCCGGCAAGCCCCTGTTCGGAATTCCAACGCCGGAGCAGTGGAATTCCGGCGCCTACCCCCACGGAATTCCACCGGAGCCCCAAGCGATTTCCGCCGGAAATCGCTTGGAAAACGGTGCGACTTCCGGCCAAGTTCCAGCGGAAAACGCTCTTAGAGGGAACAGAGAGGGAGAGGGAGAGGGAACTCTTTATTCCGTAGCTAACGCTACGGGCGGCACCGCCGCCAAGCCGCCGGGCGAGATGACCAAGGACGAGTTATGGCGTGCGGGCAAGTCGCTGCTGGCCCAGGCTGGACTGCCGCCCGCTCAGTGCGGCTCGTTCGTGGGAAAGCTGGTCAAGGACTACGGCGACCTGATCGTGGTCGATGCCGTGCGTGCTGCGGTCGTGGCGCGGCCGGCGGACCCCGTGGAGTACCTGAAGGCGACTTGCATGCGGGAGAAGGGCGAGCGAGCCATCCGGGGCAACAACAAGCACAGCGCCGCCTATGCGGCCATCGTGGGGGACTGAGCAATGCAAAAAATTTCCGCGCTGGCACCGGCAGCGCTGCGCGATGGTGCGCGAGAGTCGGCTGACCAGGCCGCCGCGAACCCGGCCGTGAAGAACCTGTTCCTGGTGATGCAGGGCTGCTACGGGTCGTTGTTCCTGAGCAAGTTCGCCACGGGCGTGCTGGACGATCAAGGCCGCGACCTGGGCGTTCGCGCTGCGATGCGCGTCTGGCGCACGACGCTGGCCAAGTACACGCCCGACGTGATCGAGTCCGCTGTGGCGCGCCTCACGGCAGAGCACCCGGACTATCCGCCACATCTGCCGCAGTTCGAGGCCATGTGCAGGGCCGCCACGCCGCGCAGGACGCACGCCGAGGAGCATGGTTGGCTGGCACTGCCGGCGCCCAACGCGGCGCCTGTGCATGTGCAGATCGAGCCGCACGGCGATGGCAAGGATTGGGCTCGGCGCATCGTGGCGCGCGTGCAGGCCGGCGACCAGACGCTGACGCGCGCGGCCATCCGCGCCGCTATGCAGGCCCTGGGCATGGAGGGCTGGCCGCGATGACGCTGCTGCAGCTGCTCAAGACCGGCGCCGTGTTGCGCTACCGGCTCGGGTTCCGCTTCTACGCGGTCCAGCAGGGCCGCGAAATCTCCGTCAACCAGGTCGAGGCCGAGGCAGCCGTGCGCGCCGGCCGCGTCCGCCCCGAAAGCACCGGCCCTGATGGGTTCGACGTGTACCACTTCTCGCTCAGGAATTCCCAATGACCCGCAGGTTTGAGTTTGCCCGCGACCAGGTGCTGGCCACCATCGAGGCCGGCCCCGTGCAGTACGCGGCGCTGGCCGGCACCATGTCCGACCCGGCCCGCGCCCAACTGCGCGCCATCATCGATGAGCTGACGGGGCAGGGCCTCATCCGGCTGATCCAGCTGGACCGCTTCCCGCACTACGTGACCACCGAGTGGGTGATGTCCGACGAGCTGCGCCTGCAGCTGATCGAAGGCAAGTGCCGTCGCACGCTAGATGGCTGCTTGATCTGGACCGGCTACATCGACCCGCGCCGTGGCCCGATGGTGCGTTTCGGACCGGACGGCCCACCCACGGCGGCGCGCCGCGTGGTCTGGACGATCAAGCGGGGTCCACTGGGCTCGCAGCAGACCGTTCGCGCTGGCTGTGACGATCCCGCATGCGTGGCCTATGAGCACATGAAGCTGGGAACGCGCGCGGACAAGTCCCGGGGGCGCAGCCTCACGCCGCTGACCAAGCTGCGCATTGCCCGCGCACAACAGGCAGCGCGCGGCAAGCTGACCATCGAGAAGGTGCGGGCCATCCGTGCGAGCGCGGAATCGGAGACTGTGCTGGCAGAGCGCTACGGCGTCTCGAAGCCCACCATCGGCCAGATCCGCAGGAACGAGACGTGGCGGGAAGAGGGCGGCATGTTCACCGCGCTGATCCCGGGGAGGGCACGGGCATGACTGTGATCCTTGGAATGGACCCCGGAGCCAACACGGGCGTGGCCGTTTTCGTGGACGGCCAGCTCGTGGAGCTGCTGACGATCCCGCCGCACCACATCGAGCGCACGCTGGCCGCGCGCATGCCGTCGCGCGTGGTCTTCGAGGACAGCCGGCTGCAGTCGCACACCTGGACACGCGGCAAGACCGGCGCCGCCAGCGCCAAGATGGCGCGCAACGTTGGTCAGGTGGACGCGCGCTGTGCCGACATCACGGCGCACTGTGCAGACCTGGGCATCCCGGCCCACGGCATCAGCCCGGCAGGGAAGGGCGGCAAGCTGGATGCGCGGCGCTTCGCGGCTGTCACGGGCTGGACGGGCCCGAGCAACGAGCACAGCCGTGACGCGGCCATGGTGGCCTGGCCCTACCGCCGCGCTGCGGATCTGCGGGGAGGTGGCCGTGGCTGAAATCGCCCTGCACGCCCATTGGGACGGCCCTGAGCAGGCCCGGGCCAACTTCCTGCAGCGCGTGGCGCCCTGGTGCATGCAGCAGTGGGAGGCTGGCCGCCGGCTGGAGGTGTTCGTGCGTCTGCATGAGGACGCGAAGACCGACAGGCAACGGACCTTCTATCACGACTTCGTGCTGGCAGAGATCGCGCGCCAGGTCGTCATCGATGGCCGCCGGCACTCGAAAGCCACTTGGAAGGAGCACTTCCGCGCCGAGTACCTGGGCAGCCGCGCGGTGACGCACCATGACCCGATCAGCGGCGCCACGACCACCACGCAGGAGCGCGTCAGCACGGAGAGCCTGGGCGTGCGCGAGTACGGCGACCTGATCGACCGCGTGATGGCCCACGCCATCAGCGACCTGGACGTGGAGTTCCCGGCGACCTTCGAACAATGGGAGCGGGAGCAGACACACCCGGACACGGGCGAGGTGATTGGCGGGGTGTGCCCCTGATGCGCCGCACTGCCTTCAAGTCCGGCGGGGTAGGGGTCCGCCGGCGGGCCGCTCCTTCGTCCCATGCTGCCCACGAGCTGGCGCGCGAGCAGCGCCTGGAGGCCCGCGCCGCCCGCGTCATGGCCGAGACCCGGCCGCGCGCTGCCACTATGGCGCTCATCGATCAGCACCAGGTCGTGCCCGCTCCGAAGGCCGTGGCCCAGCGCAACCCACGCCTGCGTGCCTTGGCCAAGGGTCAGCAGTGCCTGCTGCTGGTCCCCGGCATCTGCACGAATGACACCACGACGGTCGTTTGCTGCCACAGCAATCTGTCCATCCACGGGAAGGGCGAGCGCAGGAAGGCCGACGACCACTACAGCGCCTGGGGCTGCGCCGCGTGCCATTCCTGGCTGGACCAGGGGCCTGCGCCCGCCGCACGCAAGGAAGCCGCGTTCATGGCCGCGCACCTGCGCCAGGTCCTGGCCTGGCGCGCGCTGGCCCACGCCCAGAACATCAATGCCCGCGACCGCGCCGCTGTGCTGTGGGCGCTGGGCCTGCTCAACGCCACGCCGATTCTGGATTTTTGAAAGAGGACCATCTTGGAAACCAAGGCCGCGAAGATGAACCGCGACGACACGCAAAAACAAGAAGGTGGCCCCGCTTGAGCTGCATGGACTGGATGGCTGGCCAGCTGGAGGGCCGGCAAGAAGAGGAAGGGACTCGGCGCAACAACCCGCGTCCCCAAGGCGTCATCCGCCCGGGCAGTGGCACCGACGTGCTCCTGCGGTTTCTACGCCAGGCCCCCGGGCGCTGGTTTTTCCACTCCGAGCTGATCCTTGCCTTGGGCCGCAGCAAGGGGGAGATAGATTGGGCGTTGGGCTACTTAACGCGTACTGGCCTCGTCGACTCTTGCCTGACGGAATTGCCTGCACGCAAGCCAGTGTTGAGGTACAAGCTAAGAAAAAAGGGCGTCTAATTGAATCGTTAGAATCCGTCAGACTCAATTCTATGGAGGTGTGAGCCAATAGTTGACTGGGGGTGTCAGTAAATTGAAAGGAAGATATGTCTTAATTGCAAGTCTGCTACACATTGAAACATCTGTATTGGGTGTGCATTGATAGTCAATGGAGTCTGAATTGAACGCACTTGTACCTAAGCCACCTGCCCCGGTCCTTCCTGAGCTTCCAACGACAGTTCTTCCTGCTATAACTGCGTTAACTACAGCTCTTGGCATCCCTCGATCAGTCTTGGCAAGCGATGAAGAGATTGAGTATGCATGGCGAGACTTGCCGAGGGAATTGCGTGAAATACCTAGCCCCTTGCGTGGCGAGCTGATCGCAAGGATGTGTGTAGCTGTGAGTACCGGTCTGTTCGACGGTGCAATGAACTACATATGGAATGCAGCGGTATTGCAACTTCGTACTAAAGTACGAAACTTCGGTTTGCCAATTGTGGCTCAGATTCTCCAATCTGATTTCGAAGAGAAGCATTTACTTGAATTGCAAGATAGCCGCCTAATTGAGTTGTGCTTGAAGCTTAATTTGGTTAATGAAGAAGGATTCTTCTTTTTGGATCAATGTCGAGAAGTGCGGAATAACTTTTCTGCAGCCCATCCAACCATTGGAGGGGTCAACGACAGGGAATTTACTACATTCTTAAACAGATGCGTCCGTTATGCATTGGCCGAAGCTGCATCGCCCAGAGGGGTGGACATCGGAGCATTTATTTCTGCCATTAAAGGATCAAGGTTTAACGCTAATCAGAATAGCGTCTGGGTTCAACGCCTTTGCGAAACGCATGACGCACAGCGGCAGATGTTAGTGGGAATGGTTCATGGTATCTATTGCGATCCTAATACATCGGAACCTTCTCGGCTTAATGGGCTGGATATTTGTAATGCTCTTAAAGAAAGATTTACTGCAGCACTTCGTTCAGACCTGATTAATAAGCATAGTGAATATGCTGCCAAAGGGGATGAGCCTCGTCATACTGCATCGTTACAGTTCTTTGAAAAATTAGGTCTTCTGACTTTGCTCAACGAGTCAGAGCAGCATGCTGTATTTTTTCGATCAATTGAGCGGCTGTGGAATGTTCATTCCGGGATGGATAATTTTTATAATGAGCCGCCTTTTGCGGAACGACTGTTGGAACTCTCGCGCCAAGGTGCTGTTCCTGAAACAGTGCAAGAGCAATTTGTGCAAGTGGTTGTCGCTTGCAATATCGGAAATGGCTATGGTGTTTCGTGGGCCGCCTCACCATCTTATGAGCAAATAATACGTTCTTTCTCCCCTAGGGAAATCGCAACGATGATTCGTTTGGCAACAGTTCCTGAAAATGTTTTAGGGCGGCGAGTTTCTAAGATTCCGGCTTGCAGAGAAAGATTTAAGAAGACTTTAGCACTTATCGATCCTGCTAGTGTTCCCAGTGGCGTAAAGTCTGCTTATGATTATTTTGTAAATTAATCTAAGCGTTGTTCTTGTCTATAAAGTTGAGTTGGCTGCGATGCGCTGAATTTTGATAGAGTATTCTTGATCATGTTTGGTGCTAGTTATCTTTAAGGATTTTTATGAAGAGAACGGTTCTTGAGTATAGAGTGGAAATTGTTGGCACGGATGTGCATGTTGATATTTATACCGATAGAAAAAAGCCACATCTCTACAGAATATGGGCGGATACTAGGCATCCGGATATTAATGAAGTTGCAAGGCATCTAGAAGAAGGTTTGGCTCTTGCAAAAGATCGTGGAATAAAAATCGATATTTCTGAGTATTTGGAACGAATGTATGTGTTTATTGTTCTTCCAATTGAATATCATTGTGATCAATATTCTGCACAAGAAAGATAGTAGGTTGTTTTTCTGCAATTGATATTTGTATAATAGTTTTTACAAGTTGTCGATAGCGTCATAGGTAAACCTCGGTCGTTTGTGATCGAGGTTTTTTTTCGTCCCAAGCCTGCCACGTTCGGCAGGATGAGCAAAGAACAGAAGCAGGCGCCGCAGTGGGAGCGCATCGAGCTGGACTACAGGGCCGGCATCAAGAGCCTGAGGCAAATCGCAGGAGAGCAGGGCATCAGCGAAGGGGCGATCCGCAAGCGTGCCAAGCGTGACGATTGGAGCCGGGATCTGTCGGAGCGCATCCAGGAGAAAGCAGAGCAGCTGGTACGCAAGGAGGCGGTACGCAGCGAGGTACGCGCGGAGCGTACTGCGTCCGAACGTGAGGTGGTGGACGCGAATGCGCAGGCTGTGGCCACCATAAGGCTGGCGCACAGGCGCGACATCCAGCGGGCACGCAAGATCACCAACGCTCTGCTGGACGAGTTGGAGGTGATGGCTGACGCGGACACGGTGGCCTACCTGCAGGAGCTGGGCGAGATGCTGCGCGCGCCCGACGACAACGGCATGGACAAGCTGAACGACCTCTACCAGAAGGTCATCAGCCTGCCGGAGCGCTCCAAGACCATGAAGGTGCTGGCCGAGAGCCTGCGCATCGTGGTGGACATGGAGCGCCAGGCCTTCGGCATGAACGACAAGGACGCGGGCAAGGGGCCGAACGGCGGCGGCAACGTGGGCCACTTCGAGCTGCACTTTGTGGATGCGCCAGCGCGGGAGAACGATCCGCGAGACGGGGAGGGCGCATGAAGCTGCCGCCCCCCAACACGCGGCCCACGGCCCTCGCGCTATCCCTGGACGCGGCGCTGGCCGGCGAGGACCTGGAGCCCGACTTTGCCGAGGACTACGAGGTAGACCGCGCGCGCGTCCGGGTGGAGTTCCCCGCCAAGCTGCGCGGCCTGTGGCAGCCCAAGCGCTTCAAGGTCATGTACGGCGGGCGCGGCGGGGCCAAGTCCTGGTCCGTGGCCATGGCCCTGCTGGTGATGGGCAGCAACCGCCCCCTGCGTATCCTGTGCGCGCGCGAGATCCAGAAGTCCATGCGCGACTCGGTGCACCGCCTGTTGTCCGACCAGATAGCGGCCTTGGGCCTGGGTGGCTTCTACGATGTGCTGGACACGGAGATCCGCGGCGCCAACGGCACGCTGATCCTGTTCGCGGGCCTGCAGAGCCACACGGTGGACTCGATCAAGTCCTATGAGGCCATTGACATCGTATGGGTGGAAGAGGCCCAGAGCGTCAGCGCGCGGTCATGGGAGGTCCTGGTGCCGACCATCCGCCGGCCTGGCTCGGAAATCTGGCTCACGCTCAACCCCGACCTGGCCACGGACGCCACCTATGCGCGGTTCATCGAGGCGGCCGACAGCGACACCTGGCTGTGCGAAATCAACTGGCGGGACAACCCCTGGTTCCCTGAGGTGCTGGAGAAGGAGCGCCGCCGGCACTTCAAGCGCGACCCGGACACCTACTGGAACGTCTGGGAGGGCCGCCCCAAGCGCACGCTGGCCGGCGCGATCTACGCGAAGGAGGTGGAGCGCCTCTACAACGACGACCGCGTATGCCTGGTGCCCTACAACCCCAAGCTGCCCGTGCACACCGTCTGGGACCTGGGCTGGGCCGACAACATGGCCATCGCATTCGTGCAGCGCACGGCCATGGATTTCCGCGTGATCAACTTCATGCAGGACAACCAGAAGACGCTGGAGTGGTATGTGGAGCAGATGGAGAAGCTGCCGTACCGCTGGGGCACGGACTTCCTGCCGCACGACGGCGCCCACGGTGACTTCAAGACCGGGCAGACGGCCCAGCAGATCCTGGAGGACATGGGCCGCGAGGTGGAGGTGCTGGAGCGCGCGGGCCTGGAGTCGGGCATTCGCCTGGCGCGCGGTATCTTCGCCACCGCCTACATCGATGAGAAGCGCTGCGCCGCGTTGCTGGAGTGCCTGAGCCGGTATCGGCGCCAGATCGACCCGCGCACGAACGAGCCTGGGGCGCCGCTGCACGACGAGGCCAGCCACGGGGCCGACGTGTGGCGCTACATCAACATGGCCCTGCCGCTGATGGACAACGACACCCAGGGCGCGAGGCCCAGGAAGCCGCGCGGTGGCGGCATGGCGCGGTGATCCCGTACCAAGCCTGCCACTTTCGCGGGCATGCCTGCATGTATCGACCTGCGCAAAGCGCACCTTCACCGCCAGCATGGGGACCTGCTGGCGGTCTACACCTGGATCAACGCCGAGCGCGCGCTGGTCCTGATCCCGGCCTACCGCCCCAAAGCCCCGTGGTACGTGGTGATGGAGAGCGCGGCCTATCTCTACGATGACCCGGCCTATCTGGCCAAGGCCTGCGTCAAGGCCTGCGAGGTGCTGGGCATCGAGCCGAACCGGCCGAACTGGGTGCGCGTGGCCACCATCGTCAACGAGGGCCTGCCCGACCTGGTGAGCATGCCCAGCGAGCCCGCGTGGCAGCGCCCGGGCCGCGAGTTCGGCAGCCTGGTGGTCAAGTCCGAAGGCCGGGAGATCGCGGCCGAGGCCCTGACCATCCCGGACGCGGGGGCCGAATATGTCCCAGCTTGAGGCCCGCTTCAACCGCCGCGCGGGCGTGGGCGAGCGAACCCTGAACGACGAACCCCTGACCTTCGACCTGGTGGACACCACGCCTCAGCACCCGCTGGACCAGCCTGAGGCCCGCAAGACGCTGCGCAAGCTTCTGAGCTGGTACTACCGCGAGCGCGAGATCCAGGCCGAGAACCGCCTGCAGATGTCCATCGACGCCGACTACTACGACGGCGACCAGTGGGACCCGGCTGACGCGGCCACGCTGGAGGGGCGCGGCCAGGTGCCTCTGGTGTTCAACGAGGTGGCCGTGATGTGCGACTGGCTCATTGGCACCGAACGGCGGGCGCGTGTGGACTGGAGCGTGCTGCCACGCACCGAGGACGATGTGCAACTGGCCGACGTGAAGACCAAGGTGCTCAAGTACGTCAGCGACGTGAACCGGACCACCTTCAACCGTTCGCGCGCTTTCGAGGACGCCATCAAGGTGGGCGTGGGCTGGCTGGACGACGGCGTGTGCAACGACCCCACCAAGGACGTGATCTATTCCAAGTACGAGGACTGGCGCAGCGTGCTCTGGGACTCGATGGCTATGGAAAACGACCTGAGCGACGCGCGCTACATCTTCCGCACGCGCTGGGTGGACGAGGACGTGGCCATCACCATGTACCCGGGCCGGCGCGACGTGCTGGAGCGCGCGGTGCTGCGTGAGCAGGAATTCAGCGCCCAGCAGTGGGCCGAGGACGAGTTCTATCACCAGGGCTACACCAGCGAGCGCCACACCAGCGGCACCAGCGGCACCAGCGGCAGCTACGTCACGGGCGGCCGGGGCAACATCGACAGCGAGGCCCGTAGCCGCGTGCGCCTGATTGAGTGCCAGTTCCGCATGCCCGTGTCCGTCAAGGTCGTGACGGATGGGCCATTCAAGGGCGCCTTCGTGGAGGCCTGGGACCAGGTGCTGCTGGACGCCATTGGCCGCGCTGGCGGCTCCATCGTGGACCGCGTGGCCATGCGCATGCACGTCGCGGTCTTCACCGAGGGCCACCTGCTGGCCCTGGGCCCCATGCCCATGCGGCACAACAGTTTCAGCCTGACACCGATCTGGTGCTACCGGCGCGGCCGCGACCGCATGCCCTACGGCGTCGTGCGCCGCGTGCGCGATCTGCAGATGGACCTGAACAAGCGGGCCAGCAAGGCGCTGTTCCTGCTGTCCACGAACCAGATCTTCGCGGAGAAGGGCGCCTTCGATGACATCAACGAAGCGCGCGATGAGGTCAACCAGCCGGACGGCGTGGTGATCTACAGGGCCGGCAAGAAGTTCGAGGTCCACCGCGATAGCGAGATGGCCGCCGGCCAGGTGCAGATGATGACGCTGGACGGCCAGGCCATCCAGAAGTCCGCGGGCATCAGCGACGAGAACCTGGGCCGGCGCACAAATGCCACCAGCGGCAGGGCCATCGAGGCCCGCCAGCTGCAGGGTTCGGTCGTGACCACGCAGCCCTTCGACAACCTACGCCTGTCGGTCCAGATTCAGGGCGAGAAGCAGCTGAGCCTGGTGGAGCAGTGGTACACGGACGAGAAGGTGATCCGCCTGACAGGCCACAAGGGGCAACTGGACTGGGTGAAGGTCAACCAGCCCGAGGTCCAACCAGACGGCAGCGTGCGCTACCTGAACGACATCACATCCAGCCTGGCCGACTTCATCGTGTCCGAGCAGGACTATGCCGGCACGCTGCGGCAGGTGATGTTCGATGCCATGACACAGCTGGCGGGCCGCATGGAGCCCGGCACGGCCATGCGCCTGATGACCCTGGCCATGGACTACTCCGACCTGCCGAATCACGAGCAGATGGCGGACGAGATGCGCAAGCTCACCGGCGAGCGCGACCCCAACAAGCCCCTCACGCCCGAGGAACAGCAGCAGGTCCAGCAGCAGATGCAGGCCCAGGCCGAGGCCCTGCAGATGCAGCAGGAGAGCGCGCGCCAGGCGCTGGCCGAGCAGCAGGCCAAGGTCCGCGAGATCAACGCCCGCGCCGAGAAGCTGGAAGCCGAGGCCGAGCAGCTGCGCGCCGCCGGCGGCAACCCGGCGCTGGCCCAGCAGATGGAAGGCGTGGCCGCCACCGTGCGCCGCGATGCCGACCTGGAGCTGGACGAACTGCGCCGCAAGCTGGCCAAGACCCAGGCCGACCTAGCCAACAAGACGCTGCAGATCAAGGGCGACCAGGACGTGCGCCTGCAGGTGGCGCACATCGAGGCCGACTCGCGCGAGCGCGTGGCCCAGATCCAAGCCCAGAGCCGCCAGACCCTCGACGCCATGTCGGGCCGGCTGAACCAATTCGACAACAAGGACTGATATGGATCGAGAAACCATCGTGCGCACGGCGGCCGTGGAGGGCGCCAAAGCCGCGCCGCCGGTCACCGTGGTGGCCACCAACGTGGCCAACGGCTGGACCATGACCCACACGGCCACGGCCCTGACCATCCTCTACGTGGTGCTGCAGGTCATCTACCTGCTGTGGCGCTGGAGCAATGAGCGCGAGGACCGCCGGGCACGCCAGGCGCAGGAGCTGGCAGCAGCATGCGAGGTGCGGTCATGAGCGGGGGCCGTGTACACGCTGCAGGCCTGGGCATCGGTGCCGCCATCCTGGCGTCCTGGATCGCGGCCGAAGGGTTCAGCGCCGCGCCCATCATCCCGGTGCGCGGCGACGTGCCCACCATCGGCCACGGCGCCACGCGCTACGAGGATGGCACGCGCGTGACCATGGCAGATCCTCCCATCACAAGGGAGCGCGCCCGCGACCTGGCCGTGAACCTGCTGGAGCAGCAATACGGGGCCTGCGTGCGCGATTCCCTGGGCGACACGCTGGTGCATCCGGTCGAGTTTGCCCAGGCGGTGGACTTCGCGGGTCAGTACGGCTGCGGGGCCTGGCGCAGCTCCTCGATGCTGTCGCGCACACGGGCCGGCGACTATGCCGGAGCCTGCAACGCCTACCTGGCCTATCGCTACATGACCAGCACCCAGCCCCTGCAGGGCTACGCCGTCTATCAGTGGAGCGCGGCCGGCCGGCCCACTCGGTGGCGCTACGACTGCAGCACGCCTGGCAACAAGGTTTGCCGCGGCGTCTGGACACGCCAGCAGGCGCGGCATGCGGCGTGTATGGAGGCGCAGGAATGATCGCCACGATCTACACCCGTCTGGCCATTGCTGGCGCGGCGCTCGTCATTGGTGCGGGCGCCTCTTGGTGGACCCAGGATCAGCGCTATGGCCTGCAGCTTGAACAGCTGAGGCACAAGCAGACCACGGCCGAGTTGGCCGACACCCGCCAGGCGGTACATAGCATTGCGGGATTTCAGAAAGGGATGACAGATGCGCTCGCCAATTTCCAGACCACCAACCAGCGCAACTTGGCCGCACAGCAAAATTTGGAGCGCAGTCTGCGTGACCTGCGCAGCACTACTGCAGGCATGCGCGGCGACTTCGCAGGTCTGTCCGAGCGGATCGCCGGAGCTACCCCACCCGCCCTCGCTCAGTACGCCATCACCTGCACAGCCCTACTCGAAGGTCTGGCAGAGCGAGGTGGACGAATGGCAGAGAGCGGTGCAGAGGTCGCGCGGAACGCTGATGGCCATGCCGCTGATGTCGCCTTGACGCAGCAGGCTTGGCCGAGTGCACTCCCTATCAAGCATTGATTGGCTCTTGATCGTGCAGTTGCTCCTTTTGGGCTATGGAGCCCCTAAACATCTCAATCGGAACTTCTCTAAAAAGTAGACAGATCCTGTGGCCATGCGTAAAAAAGGTGTCAAAAAGAATCAAAGTGGGCGCTATGATCCCTACCTTGTGGGGCATGAAGCGAGCCACTGACATCGCATGAAGTGGCTCGGATGCTCATTAAGTAGAGGTTATCAAACTCGCCGGGGAGAAATTTTATGGCCACTAGGAGAATAGCTGTTGAAAATAAAGTTGATGCATCTCCCACAAAGAGATTTTTCGTGGAAATGCTTACGCGAGATATCGAGTTGGACGATGCAATATTAGATTTGCTCGACAACTGCTTGGATGGTGCTGTCCGTACAAACGAAAAGACTCCGCCAAAAAATAAGAGCAAACCCTATCAAGGATTTTGGGCGGATATAACTCTTGATCATGAAAATTTTTGTATTCGAGATAATTGTGGAGGGATTCCTTTAGCGATAGCAAAGGAGTATGCTTTTCGATTTGGTCGTAAGGACAATGAGCGAGATAAAGATCTCAATACCGTTGGTGTCTACGGTATCGGGATGAAACGGGCTATCTTTAAGATAGGAACTGATTGCTGGGTTCGAAGTAATCATAAGGAAGGCTCATTTGGTGTTCATATTGACCAGAAATGGATCGGTAGTGACAAATGGGACTTGGAAATGAACCGTGCTGCTACAGTGCCAGAGCAGTTTGGTGTAAGTTTGGAAATAAAAAATCTATTGCCAAATATACAAAATCAATTCCATCCAAATAAGGGGCGTTTTGAGGAGGTTATTAAGAAAAAAATTCGCCTTCACTATGCATATATTATAAAAAAAGGGTTTGAGGTCAAAGTGAATGGTGTGGCAATTGACCCGATTGAGTTACAAACATTAATTGCAAAAGATTTAAGTGCGGAGAACGCGATTGCGCCGTATGTCTACAAAGCTCAATCGGACGGGGTTAGCGTGCAGCTAATAATGGGGATGTATGAAAGATTTCCCTCGGAGAGTGAGTTGGATGACTATGAAGAAGGAAAGCGTAATAAAGATACTGCGGGGTGGACGGTGGTTTGCAATGATCGGGTGGTTGTTGCAAATGACACGTCACATTTGACTGGATGGGGGGAGTCGGGTGTTCCTTCTTACCATAGTCAATTCGTTATGCTTTCCGGCTTGGTTGAATTCTCCAGCAAAGATGCCAGTAAACTTCCAATCACCACTACTAAGCGTGGTGTTGACTTAAACTCTGCCCTCTATGCTGATGTGAAAAATATAATGCGCGATGCGTTGAAGCATTTCACAAGCTTCACAAATAATTGGAAGACTCAGACTGAGGAGCGTGCCTCAATGCAAACTGAGACCCGGGCCATCGATATACGAAAAGCTGTATCAAGTGTACCAAAGGAGAAGTGGCAAGATGTTCGTAGAGGATTGAAGGGAGAGCGATTTGTGCCCGAATTGCCACGCCCTACCAAAGAAAAAGACCACTGCCGAATTAGCTTTAGCCGTCTTAAAGAAGATGTGCAAATAGTTGCTGAGATGCTTTTTGATCCGGGTAGCAACCCAAAGCCGTCGGAGGTCGGGGAGGCAGCATTTGATTGGGCTTTGAAGGAGGCTGCGGAATGAGTGGAGGTTCTACTATTCCCTACCATTTGCGACAGAATAAGGCGGTGGAAAGAAATCTTTTTATTGAGCTTTTGACTAGGGTGGGTCGCGTTAGAAATATTTCAGGCTATGAATATATTGGATTTGGCGGCCCATTCATGGAGGATCATAAAATACTTCACGCGGCCCTCCGCATGGAGAAAATGCATTCAATAGAAAGAGATCAGAATACTTTCTTGCGACAGCAATTTAATTATCCTGCTAAATTTATAACGTTACATTGTAAAGAAAGTGGGGAATTTTTCCGGACACACAATTTTAGTGAACAAGGTACTGTCGTTTGGTTGGACTACACTGCAGCTGAAGAGTTGAATGAACAACTTAATGAATTTCATGGGGTTGTTGCTAAATTGGATACATTTGATGTAGCTAAAATCACCTTAAACGCAAGCACTCTTGGATTAGGCCAGTTTGCAGATATTAAAGAAACGGAAAAGGCTGCAAAGCGACGCGAAGTTCTAGTCAAAAGAATACCAGCTTACGTTCCGGCAGATTTAACTGACAAGGATCTAAAAGCAAAGATCTATCCGACCACACTGCAAAGGTGTGTTCAAAACAGCTTGAAAGATTTGAGCGCTAGAATTTCTGGCTTATATTTTCATCCGTTATCAAGCTTTGCATACTCTGACGGTCAGACAATGCTCACGATAACTGGCATGGTATTTAAAGCCAGCGATGATATTGCTGTTAAGAAATTTGTAGACGATTCACGTTTGGCTTTATGGCCTTTTGCAAATCTCGAATGGCTTCCACCGCACTCTATTGATATGCCCGCGCTTTCAGCTAAGGAACGAATGAAACTGGATGAATGTTTGCCGGTAGACAAAAATTCGCCTGCCTCACCTGCCGAGACTTTAGTAAATCATTTGGGATTTAGGCCGGGGGCTGCCAATGGTGAGCTTTCCAATTATGCAAAGTACTATCGACAATTCCCCCATTTTTCGAAAGTAATTTTATAGTAAATATTACTTTGAGAAACTAATGCCGGGTGGCAGATAATGTACCAAGTGACTATGAATTGCTTTAAGTACTGCTTCTGCTACTAAAGGGGATACACTATTGCCAATTTGACGGAAACTATGCCATTTAGTTGTGGGTAGCAAAAACCAGTCAGGAAAGCCCTGCAGGCGAGCTGCTTCTCGTGGGGTGATCACTCGAGGCTCAGTCGGATGAATTGGACGAACTGCCTGATAGCTGCCTTTTTCTGGACCAGTTCCCGCTCGTAAAGTATGGCAGAAGCCATCATTTTTCAAACGTACTGATCGTGATACGGCATCTTTCCCGCCAGGGGCTAAAGAATTATATCTCTCGGATATTTCAGGTGCATGGACCGTTCCAATATGTCCACTAACCTCCCGTTTGGTCTTATAACGCTGGACGGTTTCAATATGGCCTACGCCCTTGGGTATATGGCTCTGCACCCGCTTTTGGAAAAAACTTTTAGGTATTTCCCCAACTGGTCTCCATACATGTTGATCAGACGGTGGATTGGGATCAACTTCAATCTCAAGACCGGCTAGAGCTGTCTTAACAGTTGTGCTACGCACCTTTGAATCTGGAGCGAATGCCTGTGTATCTAAAGCTGGGAAACGATCACCATCAACGCCGATAAAGAAAACTCTAGTTCGATTTGTTGGAGCACCATGCAAGCTTGCGTCGACTTCTAACGGTGGCAAAATATGATAATTGAGCGGTATTTTTTTTAGTGCGTTTTCCAAGGCGATAGAGTTCTTCTTTAGCAATATTCCTGGTACATTTTCCGCGAGAAAAAATGCAGGTCTGGTTTCTGCTACAAGACGCATGAAATGCCCAAATAGATCATTTCGAGCATCATTAGGGTCTTTGCGTCCCATAGAACTGAAGCCCTGGCAAGGGGGGCCGCCAATCAGGCCGCCAAGCTCGCCTGTCTCAATTCCCGCCTCAGCAAGTAGTTGAATTCCCGAAAGTTTGCCTATATCCAATTGTAGATGCTTGGATCCGGGGAAATTTAACTTATGTGTTTTGTGTGCGTGAGCGTCTAATTCTACCCCTGCGGCTAGAGTGAACCCCGCACGTGCTGCCCCAAGAGACAGTCCACCAGCCCCGCAAAACAAATCAATTATTTTTAACTTTGCCATGTAATCCTCTGCGGGCATTTTACGAGACTGCCGGGAGCATAGAACCTTGCACACTCAGATATGAGGGTTGCTGGACACTAAGCGGTAGAAATTTTCATTTTACTGTATGTAAATACAGTTTTGATGCTCCTCTGGTCAAGTATTTATAACCACTTTTATAAAGTGGTTAATCGGGGTGCATGTTGTCCGTACCAAGCCTGCCACCCTTCTGTGATCCAAACCACGAAAGGACGCACACATGAGCTTGAACGACGACCAACTGCGCCTCCTGTCCGACGCCGAGCGCGAGGCCATGGAAGCCGACGACGACGGCTATGACCCCGAGGAAGACAACGCTGCAGCGCTGGCTGCTCTGGGGCGCGGCCCCCTCGATCCGCAAGAGGAAGAGGAGGGCGACGACGCCGATGCGGGCAAGGGCAAGGCCGAGCCAAGCACGCCCACCGAGCCCACTGAAACAACCGCTGCGCCCGCTGCAGCGCCTGCAGCAGCACCCGCAGAACCCACCTATGCCACGCAGCCGACTGACGCGCTGGCACCGAATCCGCAAGCTGCCCACCAGGCCAGCGGCTACCGTGCAGAGCTGCCCGCAGACTACGACGCCCAGGTGAAGGCCAACAAGGACGCCGTGGCCGCCGCCCGCGCCAAGTTCAATGAGGGCGAGCTGGAGCAGGCCGAGCTGGACGCGGAGCTGGACCGCCTGCAGGACGAGCGCGACCAGCTGCGCGACATGAAGACGCGCGCCACGGTGTCA